GTTTCCCAGTCACGATCTACTGAGTTGTTCGCGCCTCGTTTGATTATTCAGCGACCGAGCATGGCTACATTATCGGAGTGATTTCTGCCCGTACTGACCTCACCTATCAGCGCGGTCTTGAGCGTATGTGGACTCGCTCGGTTCGTGAAGAGTTTTATTTTCCGGCGCTTGCTCATCTCGGCGAGCAAGCAATTCTCAATAAGGAAATTTTTCTCGCATCGACTCTCGCAGCTACTAATGACCTTGCGTTCGGTTATCAGGAGCGTTTTGCCGAGTATAGATACAAGCCTTCGCGAGTTACCGGCCTTTTTTCGTCGGAGGAATCGGCTTCGTTGGACGTTTGGCACTGGTCTCAAGATTTTGCGAATCTTCCGGCGCTTAATGCTGATTTTATCCGCGAGAATCCGCCCATTGCGCGCACGATCGCGGTGCAAACCGAGCCTCATTTTTTGCTTGACTCGTGGTTTGGCTTGAAGTGTGACCGTCCAATGCCTGTCTATTCTGTTCCCGGCTTAAATTCAGGGCTCTGACATGTCTAACATTCTTCCTACCGTTAACGTAACTGCCAGTGATTTATCTGGAGGCTCTATGGGTGGTATTTTTGAGGCGATTTCCGGGCCTCTCATTTCCGGCGCTTTTAACGCCTTGTCTGCGCATCAAGACCGGAAGTTTCAGCGGTCGATGTCTAATACGGCTTATCGTCGAGCGGCGAACGACCTGCAAAAAGCAGGTCTTAATCGCATTATCGCTATGGGTGACCCGGCCTCTACGCCGCCGGGTTCTTCTTTTTCTGTGCCGCCGATTGATTTTGTCGCAGGTTCGGCAATGGACGTTAAGCGTAAGACAGCGGACTATGAGCGTGAATTATTGACTGCTCAAACCGATTCCGTTCAACAGTCTACTAAGACTGGTGAGGCCGACGAACAGCTTAAGCGCGACCAATCTGCTCAATCTTTAGCTGCTGCCAAGCGCGACAAGGCTCAGACCGATTTACTCCACGAAGAGGCGCGAATGCGCCGTTGGGAGGCTGATTTTGCTAACACTTACGGACTTTCTCCGGCGATGACCGGCTCTGCCGCTGGTGCAGCTTCGGGTTTGCTTACTAAGGCTCTCGACTTTTTTGATTTTAAATATGGTTCCGGTAAAGGAGGACGTCGAAAATGAGTAAATCTCTCCCATTTATTTTTATCGAGCCTCACCATGTTTTTCGTGTACGTCAGTCGATTGTTATGGATGAAGATTCGATGGTTAATCAGGAGCATGTGATTGATTCGGATATCACAACTATTTTATCAAGGTACGACCGTACTGGCGTTTTGCCTGCTTCTGCCCGTACTCCCACTTATATGGATGTTTCTGAACTTCGCGGTGATTTTTCGGACACTGTCGAAAATATCCGTAAAGTTCGTTCGGATGTTGACGCGGCTAAGGCGTCTGAAGCCGATGCCCGTTTAAAGCTCGAGCAAAGCGTTTTGGAGGGTTCTAAGACTGCCCCTACCGTTACCCCTCCCGAGTCCTAGAAAGCTGTCTAGCTATTTGAAGTTCGTCTTTAAGCCCTTGCTTTGCAAGGGCTTTTTTTGTCAATTGTTTTTTCCTTGTCAAGTCTTTTATATTTTATTTATTTGTTTTTCCTATTTACATTTTCGTGTGCGTGTGCATTATGCGCGCGCGCGCGTATATTTGTTTTTTTAATTTGTCAATGTTTTTATTATTTATTTGCAATTCTATTGCTTTATTTATTTATTCGTTTATTTGAACCGCTGGAGGTCGATAAGGTTTCCTTGTCGGCATCCAGTGGTTAGGTTTATTGACGACTTCTTTTTTTTTCGCTAGGCTCGGGGGCTAGAACTCCTCGTTACTCTAGCCCCAACTGACCTTTAGGTCTTATTTAATAGGTGATATATGAAACGTAAACCCATGACGCGTCGTGCATCCAAGAAGTCTTTTTCCAAGGGCACTCGGATTCATCCTCGTAATGCACCTCCTTCTACTCTCGGCTCTCGTGGAGGTATCAGGTTGTGATGTGCATCGCTCCCATTAAGGCGTTTTATACACCTTCTGGGATGACCTTCTGGCCTGTCAGCGGCTCCGAAGAGGGTTCGGCACCTTGCGGCAAGTGCGCCGGGTGCCGTTCTCGCCAGGCGATGGATTGGTCAACTCGTATTTGGTGCGAATCACGCCTGTACGAACAAAATGCTTTCATTACTTTGACTTATGCAAACGCGCCATCCAATACACGCGAAGCAGTTGAAGATTGGAAGTGCTTTTTAAAGGCGTTACGCCGTCGCATCGGCAAGCTTCGTTATTTTGCCGTGACTGAGCGCGGTGATTTGTTTGGTCGTTTGCACCACCATGCAATTATTTTCGGGCACGATTTTTTAGAACCCGCGAAGAAAGCCGCGCTTATTTCAGCATGGTCTACTCAATCGGGCGCTGGCTTTGTTGATGTTGCCGCTTGTGAGCCTGCTTCTATTAATTACGTTGCGGGTTACACGGCTAAAAAGATTAAAGCAGCTACTGACGATGACCCTAAGGTGCGTCCATCTATTAATCCGCCAATTGGCTACGATTGGCTTCGGCTTTACCGTGACGACGTTCACCGAATTGGTGGTATTGTCGTCAACGGTTCGATTCGTCCTATCCCTGAGATGTTTAAGCATCGTGACAAGCACGGCTTGCGTCATGTGATGGCTGACCGCAAACATTTTGCTAAAACCGAGTTCCAACAACCGGAAGCTGTCAAAGCTCGGACAGAGCGATTTCAGTTTCTAGAACGCCAACGCCAACTGAAGAGTAAATTTTGATGGCTATTTCAAAGAGAATGTATCAATTGATTAACCCGTCTGACGGAGTTCGTTCCGCTCTGTTTGAGTGCTCGTCGTTTAATGAGCTTCTTTCTCGTCTTCGTTCTGAAGGCATGTTTGAGACTGACGAGCAGCGCGACCATTTGGTTTTATCACTTTTCGTCCTTGACGACGAAAAAGGTTTTTTTCTGGATAACATGCCTTTAGTTTCTTTAGCCACGTTGGAATCTTGGATAGTTCAGCGCGGCGGCGCTGAGCCGTCTTATCCTTCTGTACAAATTTCTGGTTTGGAGCCGCAATGATGGAAAAGTATTTTCAACAACCCAGTGTAATGAGCGCTCAAGAACATTTTTCGCGTGTTCCTAAGGCAGAAATTCAGCGCTCTACCTTCGATCGTTCGTCGGCTTATAAGACGACATTTAACGCCGGTAACTGCATTCCTATTTTTTGTGATGAAGTGTTACCAGGTGATACTTACCACATGGACTCCACTTTTTTCGCGCGTTTGGCGACGCCTTTAAAGCCGGTGATGGATAACGCGCATTTAGATGTGCATTATTTTTTTGTGCCTTCTCGATTGGTTTGGGAGCACTGGCCTAATTTTATGGGCGAGCGCAAAACTCCTGCCGACGACCCCAAGAATTACACTATTCCAAAAGCAAGTTGGAATCCGGCGACTGCTTTGACCCATGTCGGCGGCGGCGATGAGTTTGCTATTGGCGATTATTTGGGCTTACCCAAATCTAATGTGAATGAAAATTTTTTGATTACGGCGCTTCCTCTTCGCGCTTTCGCTTTAATTTGGGATGAATGGTACAGAGACGAAAATCTGCAGAATCCTCACGATTTGGGCGATGGAGACGCTAACACTACGTCTCTCAATTACAATTCTTTTGTTAAGCAATTTCCTCGCGGAAAGCGAAAAGATTACTTTACTTCTGCTTTGCCTTGGCCGCAAAAGGGTGACCCCGTTTCGATTCCCATTGGCGGGCAAATTCCCGTTGTGACGACGACAGACGATACTTTGTCGGGCGCGCAGCAGGCTATTCGTTTCAATAAGATAGACGGTGCAGACCCCGGCGGAAATTACTTTATCGGCGTTGGCTCCGACGGGCGCGCCGGCCGTAGTGCAGCCGCCGGCGGCTCTCCGGCTGATTTTTATTATCCGAGTAATCTCGTGGCTAATCTTTCGGCGGCTTCTGCCGTGACGATTAATGCACTTCGCACGGCCATTCAACTGCAAGTTATGCTTGAGCGTGATGCGCGCGGCGGCACTCGTTACATTGAGATGATTTGGGAGCATTTCGGCGTAGTCAATCCTGATTTTCGCTTGCAGCGTCCGGAGTTTATCGGTTCAGGCACCGGCCTTATTAATGTTAACCCTATTGCAGCTACTTTCACTTCGTCGGGTAATGCGCCCCAAGGTAATTTGGCGGCTACTGCGACTGGTGTAGTTCGCGCGTCTTTTGATTATTCAGCGACGGAGCATGGCTATATCATCGGCGTCATTTCTGCCCGTACTGACCTTACTTATCAACGCGGCCTTGAACGCATGTGGACTCGCTCGTGATCGTGACTGGGAAAC